CCCGCTGGCGAAGGAAACCAGCGAAGAGATCCTGTTTGCCCACAACAAATCCAGCATCCGCGTGGCAACCAGCGTGCGCGGCGGCACGATCCACCGGCTGCACATTTCAGAGTTCGGCAAGATATGTGCCAAGTTTCCAGACAAGGCGCGCGAAGTTGTCACCGGCTCAATCCCTGCCGTGCCGAAGTCCGGCATGCTGATCATTGAGTCCACCGCTGAAGGCCAAGAGGGTGAGTTCTACAAGATCACCCAGCGCGCCCAGGAGCTCCACGAAAAGCAATCACCACTGTCGCCAAAGGATTACCGCTTCCACTTCTTCCCATGGTGGGAAGCGCCGGAATACGAGCTCGATCCTGAATCGGTCGTGTTCACTGAGGCCGATGCTGTCTACTTCGCCGGCATCGAGGCCAAGATTGGCCGGGAATTGAGCCTGGACAAGCGCGCCTGGTACGTGGCCACGCGTGATTCGGACTTCTCAGGCGACCCCACATTGATGTGGCAAGAGTACCCAAGCACGCCCCAGGAAGCCTTCCAGGTTTCTACCGAAGGCTGCTATTACTCTGTGCAAATGGCCCTGGCGCGCAAGCAAGGCCGCATCCACAAGACCATTCCGGTGGAGGCCGCGCCGGTTTACACGTTCTGGGACTTGGGCAAGGGCGACATGACTGCGGTGTGGTTCATGCAGCGCATCGGCCTGGAAAACAGGTTCATTCGCTATTACGAGGCAAGCGGCGAGGACATCGATCACTTCGCGCGCTACCTGCAGGCCACCGGCTACACCTTCGGCACGCACTACCTGCCGCACGATGCCAACATGAAGCGCCTGGGCGAGACTCCAGACACAAACCTGACGCTCAAGGAAATGTTCGAGCGCCAGCTGCCTGGCCAGAAGTTTGAAGTTGTGTCACGTGTGACAACTGTTATTGCCGGCATCAACTCCACCCGCAATGTGTTCTCTACCTGCCACTTTTCAGAAGAGGGATGCGGCATTGGCCTGTCACGCGTGACAAATTACAAGAAGCGCTGGAACAAGACCACCGGCACCTGGACCGACGAGCCGCTGCACGACATCAACAGCCACGGCTCTGACGCATTCCGCCAGTTCGGCCAGCTTGCCGACTCAGGCGAGGCGTTCAATGCGCGCGGCATGGCCAGCAATGTGAACCGGGTTCAGTTCCGGCGCCGTGGATCTGCCATGGCGGTTTAGCCCTGTTTTTCGTGCCAAGCCTGCGAAAGTCACCCGGAACTTTCGGAGCGGGCAATGGGTGTTTCACTGGATTTGCGTAAGGCGTTTTCATCGCGGAACTTTGGCGACATAACGATGATCCTCACTTGGGTCAACGACGAGCGCGCCATGGTCCTGGCGCCCAACGTGCGCAAAAAGGCCGGCTGGTACATCGTCTGTGAGTCTGCCGCCTGGAAATATGACGATGCCAGCTACCTGGCAACCCAGTGCGTCAAGGCCTGCGAAGTCCTGGAGATTGAGCCCAGCAAACCCAACTGGGTACGCATCGCCACCATCATCAATGAATCCCTGCCCGACCTGATCCGCATGCCTTCGAGCCAGCCTGCGGCCATGTACGACCGCACCTTTGGCCAGATGACCATGCGCGAAGGCGGAAAGGTCATTGCCCAAGAGGACATCCGCATTGAGGACGAGGGCCAAGAGTATGTTTGATAACGTCGATCCGGTCTATGGCAGAGCACCAGGCGATGATTACTTTCGGCGCCAGGAAGAAACCATTGCCCAACTCGGCCAGAAGGAACAGCCAGAGGATCCGGCCAACCTGGACAGCGAAGAGAACCGCCAGCTGCACAGCAAGCTACTGTCCTGGTTCTTCATGGAGCGCGAAAAGCAATCCCTGAATCGCATGGAAATGGCCATGGATGCCGACTTCTATGACAACCTGCAATGGGATCCACAAGACAGCCAGGACCTGCGCGACCGTGGGCAAATGCCGCTTGTCTACAACGAAGTGGCGCCCATGGTGGACTGGATCATTGGCACAGAGCGCCGGGCGCGCGTCGATTGGAAAGTGCTTCCTCGCACAGAGGATGACATCCAGGCTGCGGACATCAAGACCAAGGTTCTGAAGTACGTTTCCGACATCAACCGCTCAGCCTTTGCGCGTTCACGTGCCTTCGCTGATGCTGTCAAAGCCGGCCTTGGCTGGATTGACAGTGGCGCGCGCGACGATCCGACCAAAGACATCCTGTATGACAAGTACGAGGACTGGCGCCGGATCCTGTACGACTCTGCCGCCCAGGAAATGGACCTGAGCGATGCCCGCTTTATCTTCCGCTGGATGTGGGTTGACGAGGACATTGCCCTGCAGATGTTCCCGGAGCGCGCCGCGCAGATCCGCATGGCCGTGGAAAAGACCAACCACAACCGCGATATTTCCTGGGAAGAGGAAAACTGGCAGAGCCAGAACACCTTGCAGGCGCGCAACACCGGCCAGCTGTATGCGTCCGGTACCGGCGTGACCATCAACACCAAGCGGCGCCAGGTCAAGATCATTGAATGCCAGTACCGCATGCCGGTGAAGGTCAAAGTGATCAAGACTGGCCCGCTCAAGGGCTCGATCCTGGGTGAGCGCGATACATCGCTGATCAATGCCCATGCCCAGCTTGGCGGCACAATCATCGAAAAACTCATGATGCGCGTTCACCATGCCATCATGACTGAAGCGGACTTGCTTCACGTTGAGCCTTCAATCTACCGCCACAACCGCTTCAGCCTGACGCCAGTGTGGTGCTACCGGCGCAGCCGCGACCGTATGCCCTATGGCGTGGTCCGGCGCGTGCGCGATGTGCAGCAGGATTTGAACAAGCGCGCCAGCAAAGCGCTGTTCATGCTCAATACCAACCAGGTCATTGCCGACGAAGGCGCCGTTGATGACTGGGAAATGCTGCGCGACGAGGTTGACCGTCCTGATGGCCTGATCATCAAGAAGCCAGGCAAGGCCATTGAAATCCGGCGCGACACTGACGCGGCCACCGGTCAACTGCAGATGATGACCATGGATGCCCAGGCAATCCAGAAGTCTGCCGGCGTGTCCCAGGAAAACATGGGCCGGCCAACCAATGCCGTGTCCGGCGAGGCCATCAAAGCCCGCCAAATGCAAGGCTCTGTGGTCACAACCGAGCCATTCGATAACCTGCGCCTGGCCACGCAAATTGCCGGTGAAAACCAACTCAGCCTGGTTGAGCAGTTCTACACCGAAGAGAAGGTAATCCGCCTGACCGGTGCCAAAGGCGCCATCGACTGGGTGTATGTCAACAAGCCAGAGCAGCAGGTCGATGGTTCGGTGCGTTACCTCAACGACATCACCATGAGCCAGGCTGACTTTGTGGTGTCAGAGCAGGACTATGCCGGCACGCTGCGCCAGGTGATGTTCGACAGCCTGAACCAGTTGGCCACCCGCCTGCCGCCTGAAGTCTCGCTGCGCATCATGACCATTGCCATGGAGTTTTCGGACCTTCCCAACAAGGACGAAATTGCCGATGCACTGCGCAAGATGACCGGCGACCGCGATCCAAACAAAGAGCTCACGCCTGAAGAGCAGCAGCAAATGCAGGCCCAGGCGCAGCAGCAGGCAGAGGCCATGGAAATCCAGCGCCAGACCGCAATGAATGCCCTGGCCGAGCAACAAGCCAAGGTTCGTGAGCTAAACGCCAAGGCCGCGAAGCTTGAAGCCGAAGCCCAGGCAGCTGGCCAAGGCGGGCTTGATCCTGCTATTCAGTCGCAAATGCAGCAGATCCAATCCCAGGCCGCTGACCAGATCGACTCGCTCACCCAGCAGCTGGCCAAGGCCCAGACTGAATTGGCGAATCGCACGCTGCAGATCAACCGCGATGCCGACCTGAAGCTGGAGCTTGCGCACATTGACCGCGATTCCCGGGTGCAAGTGGCCGAGATTCAGAAGGCCAGCGACAAGCAGATCCAAACGCTGTTGAGTCGCATTGAGGATCTGGTGCGCAACGTCGATGACGCACGCAAGGCAGCGGAAGAGGCCCGCAAGGTTGCCGACGATGCGACCAAGCGCGCCGAGAAGATCGAGAAAACACCCGCTCCCGCGCCGGCTCCTGCCCCAGCACCAGCGCCCGCACCGGCTCCAGCGCCTGCCGCGCCCACCGTGATCAATGTCACCGTCGATGCCAAGTCTGAGCCCGGCACCAAGACGATCACCCTGGAAAAAGACAAGGCCGGAAACGTGACCGGCGCCAAGGTCAACGAATCAACTACCGGAAGTAAGAAGAAATGACTGATCAACAAGACCAGCGCCAATCGCCAGGGCGGCGCGCAACCGATGGCATAGCCCATGGCTGGCACCTGGACAAGAAAGTCCCGCTTTCGCTGATCTTTGCCATGCTCATGCAGGGCGCCATGGTCATTTGGGCCATTGCCGACATCAAAAAGGATGTCGAAATTCTCAAGGCTAATCAGGTTGTTTTGTCTCAGCAGGACGTTCGCCAGGTTTCTGACCTGCGCGATTCAATGCTGTCCGTTCGTGAGCAGTTCACCGCAATAAACGCGAAGTTGGACCGCCTCATTGAAAGGAACATGAAATGAAGCGCACACCTGAAGAGTGGAACAAAGTCCTTTTGGCCTGCGGCGTCGATCAGCACACCGCTGACACCTGGGCACAGCCATTCGCTGATGTCATTGGCGATGACACATTCAGTAAGGGTGAAGTCGAATTGATCGAGTTCCTGGGCCAGATCCTGCACGAAAGCAATCATCTGCGCGACCTGACCGAGAACATGAATTATTCGGCCCAGCGCATTTGCGAAGTCTGGCCGGCCCGCTTCAAGTCCGTTGAATTTGCTCAGCAGTTCGCCAACAAACCTGAAATGCTGGCCAACTTTGTCTATGGCGGTCGTATGGGCAACAAGGATGCCGGCGATGGCTGGAAATACCGGGCCCGCACACCGATAGGCATTACTGGCCGCGACAACTATGACCATGTTGGCGACCTGATGGGCCAAGACCTTGTGGGCATGCCCGAGCTCCTGGAGCAACCGCACTTCGCCCTGGAAGCCTGCATTCACTGGTGGGAGGACCGCATTCCCGACTCGATGGTGGGCGATGTGGAAAAGATCACCAAGCAGGTCAACGGCGGGCTCATTGGCCTGGCCGACCGCGAACAACTCACCAACCAAGCAGCAAAGGCACTGGCATGAACCGACTTTTCAAAACCATGACGATCTTCCTGAGCTTCGGCTTCTGGGTGTTCCTGTTTTCAGGCCTGGGCGCCAGCGCGCAAAGCCAGGCAATCGATCCGTTCACCGACATCCGCTATGCCGGCCAGGTCGTTCGATCTGCCGATGGCACAACCGCACGTTCTACCAAGGTCATCAATGCATTCAAAAAACAATGGGCATGCCCCGCAAATGGAAGTCATTCTGGCGCGTGCCCTGGCTGGGCGATTGACCACATCGTCCCGCTTGATTGCGGAGGCGTTGATGCTGTCTACAACATGCAGTGGCTCCCGGACGAAATCAAATCTGCAAAAGGGCCATTCACCAAAGACCACTTCGAGCGGCGCGTCTACGGCGGCCACAAGCTGAGTGCCGGGTGCCCTTAAACCTTACATGTGGAGTAACTCATGGACTTCGATTGGAAAAAGGTTCTGCCGGTCATTGGTGCCGCAGTCACCGGTAATGTGCCTGGCGCTATTGCGGCTGCGGCTTCGGCTCTTGGCGATGCGCTGGGCGCTCCGGTTGCGGCCACGCCTGAAGGCATCGATGCTGCCCTGCAAAACGCTACGCCAGAGCAGCTGGCAGCGCTCAAAAAGATCGATGCTGATCTGAAGATACGCTTTCGTGAGCTCGACACTGAGGACAAAAAAACCGAAGTGGCGCTGGAAACTGTAGAGCTTGCAGATGTCCAGGACGCGCGCAAGTTCAACGCCAACACCCACGGCATTCTGTACCTGGGCTATGGCATCAACGTGTTTTCCTACCTCTGCGTGGCCATGATCCTGGCCGGCTGCTTCATGGTCCTGACCGGTCCGAAGATGGGTGGCGTGGACCCAGGCCTGGCCGCAATGGTGGGCTCTGTTGTCGGCGCAGTCGTGCAGTGGCTCATGTCCAACGCTGCACAGGCAAACCAATTCTTCTTCGGATCCTCTCCGGGTTCGCGCCAGGTAAGCGCGGATCTGGCCAAGGCCGTAGGCACGGCAACAACCAAATTGAAATAGGAGTACGAAATGACAGAACTATCAGGACCACCCGCTGAACTTAGATTCACGCTTGAAATCACACGTGCCGCTACAGGTGAAAAAGAAATCGTGGAGATGGTAGGGCACGTTGTCAATGAACCTACCGAACCTCAAACCGAAACACCCGAAGGAGAGTAACAATGTCTGTAACCCACTCTGGCGATTGCAAAGATGCTGCAACTAACGCAGTTATCGCACTGCTAGGAACAAACGCTCGATTGAAGTTCCATGCTTCACCAAGTACCGTAGGTACGCCTGGTGCAACTGTTGCAAATCTTGCATTGACTGCAACTGCGAACGGTGGTTTCACTGCTGCCTCTGGAGCGACTACCGGAACGGCTACCGCTGGTGCAATAACTAGCGATACTGCTGCTGCCGGTGGAACAGTGGCATTTGCATCGCTACAAACATCTGGTGGCGTTGCAAAGATTCACTGTGCTGTTGCAGCTTCTGCTAGTGACATCAACATGACCAATGGCCTCGTTGTTGCCGCTGGTGACACTGTGGCCTGTACCAGCCTGACATACACAGCGCTTCCTGCCTAAGTCATGCCACACCTTGCAGATCGCGTTCAGGAAACCACTTTAACAGCTGGAACTGGCACGATAACCCTTGCCGGCGCGGTAGCTGGGTACCAGTCATTTGCTGTTGGTTTTGCGGGAGATTTCCCTTGCATAGTTCAGTATTTGATAGTCAGCGGAAGCAGTTGGGAAGTCGGTAAAGGCGTTCTTGATGCAACCGCTGCAACGCTCACGCGGGATACCGTTCAGTCAAGTAGCAACGCTGGCGGTCTTATCACTTTGGCGGGCACAAGTAACGTGTTCTGTACAGCAAGCGCTGAGCTTTTGGACAACTCAAACATCGGCTCAATCTACGCGCAATCGCGCGGATTAGCTATGCCCTAAAGGATTACTATGGCCGCAAATTCAGATCCCATATACAGCAAGGTTGCAGACATTCAGCAGAGCACATTGCCTGCTGCAACCTTCCTCGGACCCACTGCCAATACCGCGCAGGATGGAACTGGTGCCATCTATCCTGTCTATACGGCGGATGTAACTAATGGTGGTTTTCTGCAAAAGTTGATGATGCAGTCAATCAGCACGGTAGCCGCCACGGTAATGCGGGTGTTTATCTCTGATGCGGGTCTTACCGTAACCTCTGGAGCGCTAGTAGGTAATACGTCTGCCAATACCCACCTGATCCAAGAAATTGGCCTGCCTGCCGTAACAGTTTCTCAGACAGTAGCAGCGCCCCACATCGAACTTCCGTTGAATATGGCAGTCCCTCCCGGAATGCGTATCTGCGTGGCATTCGGTACGTCCACAGGTGCAGCTACTACTGGCTGGAACGTTACATCTGTTGCAGGGAAATACTAAATGACCTACTGGCGCATTGTTCTTGATGATGGTCGAACCGGATGGCAAGTCATGGATGCTGACCTGAATAACGCGGTTGCTGTAGATGACAACAACGTGCAATTCACAGGAAACATCGTCTATCGCGTAACGGATACAACCGTGCGCCCAACTTGGGCAATATAAATGCTTGACTTTGGACACCTACCAACTGGAATGGCTGGGGCCGCTGACCGACAATATTTCATGGGTAACATGAATGCTGTTGGCGCTCTCCCTTTTGTATGGACAAAGCCTCGCGGCGTGACAATGGTTCATATCCTAGCCATCGGGCAAGGCGGTAACGGGGCAGCTGCGGTTCTGGGTGCTACGTCTGCTGGCGGTGCTGGCGGTGGTTCTGGCGCTCAGTCACAGCTACTAATCCCTGCAATGAGCGTACCCGATGTTCTGTATGTTGGAGCCGGTGCTGGTGGTGCTGGTGTAGCTATTGCATCTATCGTTGCTACACGACCATGCGGAGCTACCTCCACAGCAATCCCTTTGGCTGGCGATACGCTATTAATCGCCGGTGGCGCTATCGGAAATGCGGTTACTGCTGGTGCCGTTGGGTCCATTGCTACTGCAATATTGTCAGGCAAGGGAATGTCATCTTTCCTTGCTGGTATAGCCGGTGGTGCTGGTGGTGCTGCAACTGGCATTGCCGGCACTGCGGTTGCAGCAAATACGACAGGATTGATGGTTTCTGGCGGAGGAGGCGGTGGCGGTGTTGCAGCATCTGGAACTGGATGGGCAGGCGGTGCAGCGGCAACTACTGCACCCATGACCGGCTATCCTATCCCGGCTGGCGGTACAGCCGGTACTTCTGGTGTTGCTGGTGGCCCAGGAGCAAGCGGGGTTTCTATTTTTGACAAGCTGATCTTTACTGGCGGCGGCGGCGGTGGAACTGGTTTTCCTGTCGCAACTATCTCCGCTGGCGGCGATGGCGGTAACGGTGGCTTCGGATGTGGCGGTGGCGGT